TGTAGAAGTTACTAGGGGTGGGGAGTCGGTAGACCATATTCAACCCAGCAGAGTAACTTATATTGAAGAACAAGTTGGGTATTGGCGAAAGGCAAACGCAATCCATAAATGGTTCGTAGATAATGTTCAAGATGGTAATGATAATTGTAGTACATACTATGTTGGTATTGATGATTTGATGAACCTATTAAATCTATGTAAGGAAGTAAAAGACAACCCAGAAAAGGCAGAAGAACTCCTACCACCACAAGAGGGATTTTTTTTCGGCGATGTATCTATTGACCAATACTATTTTCACGATATAAACCATACAATTGAAATACTTGAGGGTATTTTATCCGAAAAAATTTTTGATAAAAATGGTAGAGAGTTTTATCCTGCTGATTTTTATTATAGTTCATCTTGGTAAATCAATTTTTTATGAAAAGATTTAAAGATTTAAACTTTAAACCACATCCTGCAGGAAATGGTATTATGGCCAGAGAACATTTTGATAATGGGTATGGTGTTAGTGTAGTCCAAACCGAATTTACCTATGGTGGTAAACAAGGGTTATACGAATTAGCAGTATTAAAAGATGGAGAAATTCATTATGATAACCCAATCGCAAATGGTGATGTAGTTGGTTATTTAAGACCAGAAGATGTAAGTGATGCAATGTTAATTATACAAAAATTTTAACATGAAAAACGAAACAGATATTTTAATAAAAATATCAGAATTAGAACTTGCACTCTCAAAAGAGATGAAACTCGATATCCTGCACGATATTAATATATTAAAAATACAAACCCAAATTGATACTCTTAGATGGGTATTGGAAAAATAAATTATGGAAAGAAAGGTTATAAAACAAGAAGCAAAAAAGAATATTCAACTAAATATTCTACCAAAAGAAGATGATTTACGAGTGGTTGCATACGATGAACCCGAAGTAGTCAAACAAGTTGAAGAAATGTATCCCGAGATGACGGATGAATTCAAAGCAATCATGTTTACTCAATATGAGTTGTTTTGTAAAAAACAATTAAACTATGGACCGAGTAATATTTCGGTAGGAACTTCATTAGAAACCGATGATGATGTTAAACTTTCTCTAACTGGATTATGGTTCCGAATGAACGATAAAATCAATAGATTGAAACAATTAGTAGTATTCGGTCAACCCGATAAAGTGGGCGAGAGTATTAATGATACCTATATGGATTTATCAGTATATGGAATCATTGCCCAAATCGTGAGTAATAAAAAATGGGCAAAATAGTAGGTAATACCAACTATTTTTCGTATCTTTGTAATTCCAAAAAACTTATACGAAAATCGGTAAATCGTATATTTATAAGTACACACCGCGAGTAGGAAAGACTCGTAAATAAAACCATAAAACAAATTAATTAATTAACTTTAAAACAAAAAGAAAATGGCATTAGACATTAACGCAATCCGTGCTAGATTAGGCAAATTGCAAAACACTCAAAAGAAAACCGATGCATTGTGGAAACCAACTCCTGGTAAGCATCAAGTTCGAATTGTTCCTTACAAGTTTAACAGAGACAATCCTTTTATCGAACTTTACTTTCACTACAACATCAATAACAAAACTTATCTCTCCCCGATGTCTTTCGGTAGACCTGATCCAATTGTTGAGTTTGCAGAAAAACTTAAAAGAATGGGCGACAAAGAGGACTGGAAGGCCGCCAAGGCTATGGAACCAAAGTTGAGAACTTTCGTACCTGTCATCGTTCGTGGTGAAGAAGGTGAAGGAGTTCGTTTTTGGGGATTCGGTAAAACTGTATATCAAGAAATTCTTGGATACATTGCAGACCCCGATTATGGTGATATTACCGACCCAACTGCAGGTAGAGATTTGACCGTGGAATATGTATCTGCTGAAGATGCAGGAACATCGTATCCAACAACTACACTTCGAGTTAAACCTAATCAAACTCCAATTTCAGAAGATTCAGCAAAGGCAAAGGCATTTATTGATGAACAAACTGCTATTACTGAATTGTATCAAGAACTTTCTTACGATGAGTTGAAAAATGTATTGGAAAGTTGGTTGGACCCTACAAAGGCAACTCAAACTACATCAAGTGAAAAATCAGTAGCACAAGAAACACTTTCTACTACCAAGACAGTATCCCATGATATGGGTGGTTCGGTAGAAACTCCAAAAGTATCAAGTTCTTTAACTGATGTTGAAGCAGCATTTGATGATTTATTTAATTCCTAATTAAACCTTATTTATGGCAAAAAAACAAGAATTGGATTTAGCGGATATCCTTGCGGATGAGCTAAATAAATATTCCAAAGATCAGAAGGTAGCCTTCTTTCTCGATGGAGATGAAGCACCCACCAATGTTGATGGATGGGTATCTACCGGATGTGCAATGTTGGATGTTGCAATCTCTAACCGCCCTTATGGTGGATTGCCAGTAGGTAGAATCGTTGAGGTAACTGGTTTAGAACAATCAGGTAAATCATTACTATCCGCTCACCTCCTGGCTGAAACACAAAAGCTAGGTGGTGTTGCGGTATTGATTGATACTGAAACTGCAGTAAGTAGAGAATTTTTAGAAGCAATCGGTGTGGATGTTTCTAAACTACTTTATGTATCAGCAGATTCAGTAGAACAAATCTTTGATTTTACCGAAACCATCATTGAAAAAGTTAGACAGACTGATAAGAATAAATTGGTAACAATTGTAACCGATTCGGTTGCAGCAGCATCAACTAAAACTGAATTAGCAGCTGATTATGGAAAAGATGGATATGCTACTGATAAAGCAATCATCATCTCAAAGGCGATGAGAAAAATTACCAACATGATTGGTAGACAAAAAATCCTCTTGGTTTATACTAACCAACTGAGACAGAAACTAAATGCAATGCCATTTGGTGACCCTTGGACTACAAGTGGTGGTAAGGCACTTGCTTTCCACGCATCGGTTCGTTTGAGATTGAAGGGTATGGGGCAAATTAAAGTTAAGACAGGAGGACAGGATAAAATTGTGGGTATGAAAGTTCGTGCACAAGTTATCAAAAACCGAATGGGTCCACCATTGAGAGCAGCAGATTTTGATATTTTCTTTGATAGAGGTATTGATAATTATGGCTCTTGGTTGGGTGTTATGAAAGATAACAAATTAGTTAAACAAGCAGGTGCTTGGTATTCCTATGTTGATACTGAAACTGGTGAAGAAGTAAAATTCCAATCAAAAGATTTTATTGAAATGATGGAAACTCGTGATGATTTACGAGAACAAATTTACAAAAAGATTTGTGAAGAAACCATCTTACAATACAAATCAGACACATTAGATATCGATAACATGGAAATCACCGAAGGTGGTGAAGGAATGGATGATTAATTTAAAATTTGAAATTATGAATAAGAATTTAATTACAATGTTAAAAACATCTGCAGAGGCTGATAAGGCTAAAGCACTTTTAACTTTAGATTTATTGGGAAACACCGGTGTGGGTATTGGTGATCATTCAACAACTGATTTTTACAGTAATGCAGAAGATGCATTGAAAATGTTGGTGGATGCCGATGATAGGTTAAAAGCAATTGATAAATATTTTCCCAAATAATGAAGGAACTCTACAAAAACATTTTGAATTCGGTTGAAATAGAACGAAACCAAAATATCGATAAACATAAGAATTCTCGAGTGTTGATTATCGATGGATTAAACACATTTATTAGATGTTGGACATCCATTCCTACAATGAATGATAACGGTGACCATGTTGGTGGTGTAGTTGGTGTTCTAAAATCAATAGGTTATGCAATAAGACAAGTTCAACCAACAAGATGTATTGTAGTGTTCGATGGAAAAGGTGGTTCTCAGACTCGTAAAAAACAATTTGATGGGTATAAAGCACAAAGAGAAGAAAACCGTTTTAGAGTAAATCGTCAGTATACTGATTTAATGACAGTAGAAGATGAAAAAGAATCTATGAAACGGCAATTCGTCTGGTTACATGAATTATTACATTACCTTCCAGTTACATCAATGATATATGATGGGGTAGAAGCAGATGATGTAATGGCTTATATTACAACTCAATTGTTAAAAGAGGATGAGCAGGCGGTGGTAATGTCTACTGATAAGGATTTTCTCCAATTAGTAGATGATAAAACCATCGTCTGGTCACCCACTAAAAAGAAAATCTATAACAAAAAAGTTATACGAGAAGAATTTGGAATTGAATCAAAAAATCTTCTTCTATATCGTATATTGGATGGTGATGTATCGGATAATATACCGGGAGTTTATGGGTGTGGCATCAAAACAGTCATAAAAAGATTCCCTGAAATTACTGAAGATAAACAATTATCAGTAGATGATTTATTCCAACTATGTGAAACTAAAAAAGTAGAAACTAAAGGTAAGGTAAAATTATATAATGATATTCTTGAATCAAAAGAACAAATTCTAATGAACGAGAAACTCATGCAACTAAAAGATGTTGATATTAGTGGGATAATCAAAATGCAGGTGTTAGACAGATTCAATGAAGAAATCAAACCACTAAATAAAATTGATTTTCTAAAAATACTCCTAAAATATAAAGTTGTCAATAACTTTGGAGATGTAAATGATTGGTTAAAGGGTACTTTTGGAAATATTATAACTGATTAAAAAATGGAAATAAATTTATACGATATATTAGATGTAGCAGAAGATGCTGGTTCTTTAAAACCCGATGGTCCTAATGGAAATCCCGATTTTTATGATGATGCTATTGTTGGTATAACCGATGATGGGAGATTAGTATATTCAAAAGAAATGATGGTACAACTCCTTAATGAATTTGATGAAACCGAATATACTGAAGCAGTTGATTTTTTGGGATATAATTGTTGGGGTGCGTATGTAGGAGAAATGACACCGATATATATCAACCAATATTGGTAATGGAAATCAAAGAATATTTTAAAAAGTTTTATGGAATGACTCCTTATCTCACTATTGAGAAAGAGGAGTGGGATTGGATTAAACAAACTTGGGAAAAAGAAGAAGTTGTAGAAGCAATTTCTGATGTTCTTCATACATATCCATATCCATTACCCGATATGTCCGATGAAGATGTCCTAAAAGATTATCAAAAGTTAAAAGGAACATGGTGGAAAGATATTCTTGTAGAAGGAGATTGGTTTCCAAGAAATGGTAGAGATTCAAAGTATGATTTGAATTTTGATAGTAAACCTATGTATTTTAAAAAGATAAATACAGGAAACAAAGCATCAAATAAATTTCATATAGAAAATCGTCATAAAGTAGATTGGGTTAGAATGCCATCGGGATTCCGAACTTGGCAAACTCCAAAAGGAATTCAAACAGTAGTTCGTGCTTTTTTCTCACTTGCAGACCATTTGACAGAAGTAAATAAGGGGAATATAATTCTTGCAGTTCAAATGAGAAAGTATGTTGCTTCTCAATTCAAACCGGTTATTGCTAAAGCATTTTATGATTACTTTAAATCAGAGAATGTACTAGATTTTTCTGCAGGATGGGGAGACCGTTTCTGTGGGTTCTACGCGGGTGAAACTACTAAACACTATGTTGGTATAGACCCGAACCTAAACAACCATGAGAACTACTTAAAACAAGAGGAATACTATAAAAAATACCGAACTTTCTTTGAAGATATAAAAACAGCAACATTTATACCTCAACCAGCAGAAGATGTAGATTATTCCGAATACGAAAATTACTTTGATACTATATTTACATCTCCACCGTATTTCAATACTGAAAGGTATTCAACTGATGAAGGACAATCTTATTTGAGATACAAACAAATTGATACGTGGAATAAAGGATTTTTACATACCGCATTGGATAAGATGATTCCAACTCTTAAAAAGGGTGGAATACTTGCAATCAATATCGCAGATGTTTACTCTGCACCTGATAAGGGTTATTTGGAAATTGTAAATCCAATGAATGAATTTTTAGAATCAAAGGGATTGAAGTATCGAGGTTGTATTGGAATGCAACTCGCTGCAAGACCAAACAACGGTGGTTCGGGAACTGCCAAATCAGAATACTATTCGGATGATATGAAAGAACTAGCCGAAGAAACCAAAAATCAAGCATTTGGTGAACCTATTTGGGTATTCGAAAAATAAATTTTTAAAGGAATTTGTATATATCATACATTTTTCGTATCTTTGTAGAAAATTAATATAATGCAAGAAGTAGATACTTTATCAAAATATGGTCAATCGTTTCAGTCAAAAGTTATATCGGCTTTACTAACCGATGGTAAGTTTTTAGATACTATTTCCGAAATTACAACTACGAAGTTTTTTGAGAGTGAGGCTAACAAATGGATTGTTGGTGAAATACTTGATTATCATAAGGATTATAGAAAAACTCCAACTCTTGACGTATTCAAAGTTCAGATATCTAAATTGGATAATGATGTTTTGAAGAAAACTATTGTTGACCAATTAAAACACGTTTTTACCCAAGTTGGTAATGTTGATTTAGATTATATCAAAAATGAATTTACCGATTTTTGTAAAAATCAAAATCTAAAACAAGTAATCTTGCAATCAGTTGATTTACTTAAAGCAGGCTCATACGATAGAATCAAAGAATTGGTTGATAAGGCGATGAAAGTTGGTGTAGAAAATGATTTGGGACACGATTATCTATTAGATTTTGATGAAAGATCAACCGATGAGAAACGAGATACCGTTCTTACTGATTGGAAACCAATAAATGATTTGATGGATGGTGGATTAGGACCAGGTGAGTTAGGAGTAGTGGTTGCACCATCAGGTGTAGGTAAAACTTGGATTCTAACTGCTTTAGGTGCTGCAGCAGTACGAGCAGGATTAAGTGTAGTTCATTACACTATGGAATTATCCGAACACTATGTAGGTGCTAGATACGATACTGTCTTTACTCATATTCCATCTGCTCAACTCAAAGAAAAAACCGAGGAAGTAAAACACAAAATTAAAGGTCTTCGTGGTAAACTACTTATCAAGTATTATCCACCGAAAGGGGTGAGTGTAAAAAAACTACAAGCACACATTGAAAAGATGATTGCAGCAGGTAATAAACCTGATTTGATTATTGTGGATTACGCTGACCTTTTACTATCTCACTCCAACAAAACCGATTCTACTTACGCAGAACAAGGTGGAGTGTATATTGACCTCCGTGGTATGGGTGGTGAATTGGGAATTCCGGTATGGACGGCATCTCAAACTAATCGTTCGGCAATTGATAGTGAAGTTATTGAAGCAGATAAAATCGCAGATTCATACGCTAAAGTAATGAATGCTGATTTTATTATGAGTTGGAGTAGAAAGAGTAAAGATAAACTAAATAATACAGCTCGTTGCCATGTGATGAAAAACCGATTTGGACAAGATGGAATTACTTTCCCTTGTAAGATGGATACCAACACAGGTTTTATTGAAGTATATGAAGGAAATACTCCCGATGGGATTCTTGCAACCAAAGAGGCAGCAAGTGGACAATTAGAAACAAAACAACTACTTCACAAAAAGTATGTTGAGAATATGGGATAAGTTATGAAATTACTATTAGGAGATTGTTTAGAAAAATTAAAAGAACTAGATGATAATAGTATTGACCATATTATAAGTGATTGGCCCTTCTATGGTGTTGTTAAAGAAGATTGGGATAACCAATGGAATAATTTAGATGAGTACTTGAATTGGGCTGAAACAATTATCATTGAATACAAACGAATTGTTAAAGATGGCGGAAATGTTGTAATCTTTACAGGTAGACAATACAACAGACATATTTGTACTATTTTGGATAAGTATTTTACCGAAAAACGAATTATAATTTGGAGTAGAAAACGGGCATTCAATTCATCAAGAGGGAATGCATTATCAAGTGGATATGAACCTATATGTTATTATACAAATGGTGATAAGGGTACATTTAATACTATAAAGATAAAACCAAATACAACTCGAAAAGAATACACAGAGGGTATATTAAAAGAAGGTATAACTTTAAGTGATGTTTGGGATGATATATCCGCTTTACCACATAATAGTAAAGAAAAACTAAATCATCCAACACAAAAACCCTACAAACTGATTGAAAGATTAGTTTTGATGTTATCTAATGAGGGAGCTATGATATTGGATAATTTTGCAGGTAGTGGAACACTTGGTGAAGTTTGTATAAATACGAATAGAGAATGTATCCTTATTGAAAAGGATGTTGAGTATTTTGAGTTGATTAAAAATAGATTAGATAAATATAAGTTTTTTGTATGAAATTGTTACTAGGAGATTGTTTAGAAAAATTAAAAGAATTAGATGATGATTCGGTGGATAGTATCGTTACTGACCCGCCGTATGGATTATCATTTATGGGTAAGGATTGGGACCACATAAAAGCAACCAAAGAAACCAAATCACAAGTTGTTAAAGGTTTGGGAGCAGGTATGAAAATGACTACCCTTGCTGATAACATTGAGTTTGAGAAATGGGTAACCGAATGGTCTATGGAATGTTACAGAGTTCTAAAACCAGGTGGATATATGTTAGCATTTGGTGGGAGTAGAATGTATCACCGATTGGCAAGTGGTGTAGAGAACGCTGGATTTGAGATTAGAGACCAAATGATGTGGGTATATGGTAGTGGGTTTCCTAAATCTATGAACTTAGGACATAAGATAGATGAATATCAAGGTTGGGGAACTGCTCTTAAACCTGCTCACGAACCTATTGTAATGGGGAGAAAACCTATAAGTGAAAAAACGGTAGTAGATAATGTGTTAAAATGGGGAACTGGTGGAATAAACATAGATGGTTGTAGGGTTGAGGGAAAACCAAGAACATCTCATAAAGATGGAAATAAAGTCGGTAATTATCAAAGTGAAAAAAAATATGGTCAAATTGCAGATGGGGCAGTATGTGATGGAGCTGAAGGTAGATTTCCCGCAAACATAATCTTTGATGAAGAAGCAGGTAAGATGCTTCCAGATGCAGGGCAAGGAGGTTATGGGGAAGAAACTACTTCATCAGCATCTCGTTTCTTCTATTGTCCAAAAACATCAAAGAGTGATAGAAGTGAAGGTAATATACACCCAACCGTAAAACCAACTGATTTGATGGCATATCTAATTCGTTTAGTGACACCAAAAGGTGGAGTAGTATTAGACCCATTTATGGGAAGTGGAAGTACTGGTAAAGCAGCAGTAAGAGAAGGAATGGATTTTATTGGTATAGAAAGAGAAACTGAATACTTTGAGATTGCTGAAGCAAGAATAAATTGGGAAATCAACAAACCAACATCCAAACCATCAAAAACAAAAAAAGTGGAAGTAGAAAAGAAAGTTGAAGAAAAAGTAAATCAGTTTTTCGGATAAGGGTTAAATGGAAATAAAACCAATACATAAGAATACTGCAATACCATTTATACAACAATATCATTATAGTAAAATCCTACCAAGATTGACTAAATGGTATTTGGGGTATTATGATAATAATGAATTGGTTGGTGTTATTACATTAGGTTGGGGAACACAACCTCTACAAACTATTCAAAAGATATTTTACAAAGATAATATGGTTACTGCCGATTATTTTGAAATAGGTAAAATGTGTTTCAGACCTGATAAAAATGGAAGTAACTTTGGTTCTCAAGCCATTAAAGTTCTATTGGATTGGGCTAGAGAGAATACCGATGTTAAATTTATATACACTCTCGCCGATGGTATTATGGGAAAATGCGGGTTTGTGTATCAGGCATCAAACTTCCGATATATTGGTTATTTTAAAACCGATGTTTATATGGATAGGGTGAGTGGTGAAAAAATACATCCTCGAAGTGCTAAACAATTATGTAAAGAAAACGCAGAATGGAAGGGTGTAGAGAAAGTATTTTGGCTAACACACGATTTTTGTGAACACAAAGGGATTGATAGGATTCGTGGATTGATGTTTAGATATATTTATCCCTTATCAAAATCATCCAAAAACATTTTGAAAAAATACGATGAATATAATGGATTGAAAAATCCAAAAGAAATAGATTTACTTTTTGAAAAAAGAGTAAAACTTGGTGGGTATGAGAAGATTAAAAAACCAGACTTTAATATGAATGTGTTTAATCATAATTTTCAAAAATATGAACAGAATTCAAAAATTAACGAGTTTTTTGATTTCAAAAATTAGTTAGGAAAATTTTTAAAAATTGTGATTGGTTTTCTAATATATACTATAATTATACTCACCTACCTAAAGAGGTGGTAACAATAAAAAACAATGTTTAACTAAAAAAAATTATTTATGGCAAATTCACAAGAATTGTTTGAGCAAATGAAAGAATTATTTACTCAATTTGAAACTGAACACAACGGAACTACTAAGGCCGCTAAATCAAGAGCTAGAAAAGCTATCGGCGAATTGAAAAAATTAGTAACCGAATACAGAAAAGTATCAGTAGAAGAAACAAAATAAAATCATCCAAAATACCATGAGTAAATTATTTCAAGAAAGAATTCCGTTCAAACCATTTGAATATCCAGATTACTATACCGAAGGTTGGTTAAAACAAATGCAAGCATTTTGGTTACATACCGAAATACCTATGCAGATGGATGTGAAAGATTGGAATGAAAACTTAACCAAAGAAGAAAAACATTTGGTTGGAAACATTCTTTTAGGATTTGCTCAGACCGAATGTGCAGTAAGTGATTATTGGACAGGGATGGTTACCAAGTGGTTTCCAAAACATGAAATCAAACAAATGGCTATGGCTTTTGGTTCACAAGAAACAATCCATTCAGTTGCTTATTCATATCTAAATGAAACACTTGGATTAGATGACTTCGCTGGGTTTATGCACGATGAAGTCATGAAAGAACGATTCGAACTTCTAACCAACACTACTGCAGATTGGACACCAAAGGATTTGGAAACTAATCATACAGCTAGAGTTGAAGTTGCTCGTTCACTTGCTATATTTTCTGC